TATTCTAACAAACACCGTTAACCAAGCTGTTCAATATTACAGAGACGACGACGGCGACGGTATTACTGCAGAAAACGATGACTACGATTATTCAAACTTCTTAAAAGTTTATGTGCGCGAATGGCAAAAAACATATGCTAGTTCTGCGTTAACAGACATCGGTGTAACATCACTTAACTATCAAGCATATCGTTTTCCGCTTACTAACTCGGCTGATACTAAAATTGTTTCAATTGGAGTGTCTGAGTCAGCTGCAAGTGGAAATAGCTTTACAATTACTGCTGCAACATGGTCAACCGGTATTGCAACATTTACATCTACAGCACACAGGTTTATTGTTGGCGACTCGGTTGACATTGCCAACGTTGATCCAGTAGGCTATAATGGAACTTTTGAAATTGTCGATGTTCCAACTGCAGATACCTTTACAGTTGCAATAGCAGCCGATCCGGGTACTTATAATAGCGGCGGAACAGTTAGCGGTACATTCTTTAATAACATTTCAATCACTTGGTACGCAGCTGGCCAGCAGTTTGCTGGATTCCAAAATCCAACTACTGCTTACTTCTCGGTTGTTATCGATGCAGACGTTGCAAACAGCTTGTCAATAAAGCCAACTGCTGAACAGATTTATGCATTTACTCAAGCACAATTGCGCAAAACTACTAACATTAATGCCGGTAGCATTTCAGAATCAACCGGCAACAAGATTGGGTTAATTGTACCTGAAAAACTACGCTTTGTTGGTGACGATTTATTTACTTCTGGATCATCAAGTATATTCGAAGGCGTTTATATAAATGATTATAACGATGCCGACGTTAACCGATTACACTTTTGGGGATATGGTTCGGCTGCAGTTGAGTCGGCAACAATATCAACCATTGCACGTGCGTCAAACGTTGTAACAGTAGTTACTTCGGCTGCTCACGGGTTTACTAGCGGCGACACTATTAGAATTTCAGGAGTAACATCGACTACTGACGAGTTTAATGGCGTTTACACAATTACAGTTAGCGATACAACTACATTTACATTCAGTCAAACTGGCGACACCGAGTCTGGTACAGTTGGTGCAACTAGCTTAGCTTCGCCAGCGGAATACACCGACATTCAGTTCCCGTTCATTGCTCTTTTAACACTGAACTTTGGTCAGAACTTAATCGATGACGCAGAAGCAATTTATCGCGTGTTCTTTACTAACGACGACGCCGGCGACAACACCGGCCGCGACTTTGGTACTAAAGATGCCATTTTAGTTAATGATGCAGATGACGTTGCAATGAGTAACACAATTAGTGGAAACTCTACAGTTCAGCTAACCTTCGACTACGACGGTAACACCCAACGCGGTAGTGCATCAGCTGGATTTAACGCTCCAGTAACGGCCGTAGCTATCGGTTTAACAACTGCGCAATACGTTATTGCAACTGGAACTATTCAACGAAGCATTGCAAACTCAATATCGCTTGTTGCTCCGTTAGAACGTAACTACGAACCAGGATCGGTATAATAGATTTGCTGTTAAAAAGGAGGGCAACCTCCTTTTTTAATCTCTAAAAAATCTTAACCGATAAATACACTATTAAAGGAGTTAATAATGCTAACGAATTATATAGTTAGAAACAATTGTTTTCGAGTTAAAAAAGGTAATCAACCAAAACACCCTGAAATTATTGCCGAAGTTGAACAATTAAAAGGAAAATTTGCTTGGGCAGATTTTGCAGATGTTTGGGACGTAGTAGTTAAAAATAATAAAATTGTTGTGTTCGAATCAGTTAAAGATATCAGTGCAGTTAGTGAAGTATGTGCAAAGCGAGCAATGATAGAAGAACTTAACATTGCTCGAGAGTGGTCTCCTCAAGAAGATGCAGTTATACATATGATCGAGTGTCAATTTCTTGATGGTAAGATGTCATGGAAAAATTATAAAAAGGCGTGGAAAGTTTCGTGGAACGATGAACAAAAACGCATTGTAACCGAATTGTTAAAATTGCCAAAAACTCAAACTCCAGTAACTCAAGAAATGATTGATAAAAAATTAGCAGAACAATTAACACAATCATCATCCGGGTCAAATCTTACGGCAAGACCAATGTCCGCCGACGAGATCAAACATTATCGAGAAATGTTAGTTAACAAATCAAACACACAACGATAAATACTTAATTAACAGGTAATTACTAATGGAACAATCATTTATAAGAATGCCGCCAGACAGCACTGGCAAAAGCGTTAGAACAGTATTACATTCTGACACTAATACACACGGTCAGGTGTATCACTTAGCCGATTCGACTACTCCAACGCATACTCAAGCAATCGACAACCGAGGAGCAGCTTCGATTCGATTCGCAGAAGGGCAACCGATCTTATCCGGGTTCGGTCTGTTGAAAACAGCTCAAGAAGTTGCTCTCGGAGTTTACGAATCAAGTTTAGATAGTTACATGTCAATGTTTACTGAATTTGTAACCGGTAATGGGTTGAGAACTTATAACGTTGCCGAAGCAAGCGAGATATTGTCAGTTGATGGCTCGGCTGATTCTTCGATACGAATAACTACAAACAGATCGCATTACTATATGCCAGGAACTTCAAACACATATAAAATGACATTATCGTGTAGCGATTCAGGAAAAGAAGGCAATTACCGACGCTGGGGAGCGTTTGACGAAAACGACGGAGTGTTTTTTGAGTTATTTAACACTACATTTAATGTTGTTATAAGAAGCTCAGTTACAGGAACTGTTACTGATCTTAAAGTTCCAAGATCACAATGGAATGCCGACAAGCTCGACGGTACTGGTCTGAGCGGTTACATACTAGATCTAACAAAAATAAATGTGTGGTGGATTGACTATCAATGGCTAGGCGCGGGCAGAGTTCGATTTGGTATCTTTTCGCCAGATGGCACTCGTGTTGTGTGTCACGCTTTCGAGAACGCCGGAAATAATAACTTGCCATATATGCAAACTGGTAATTTACCGTTTAGTACAGAAAATAAAAACGTTTCAGCAACTGGTGCATCGTCGGAAATTAGACTAGTGTGTGTTGGTGTATACGCCGAAGGAAACGTACTCGATGCTTATACATTTTGGAGATACAGTACTGGGATTTTATCAAAATCTGTTACTACTCCTCAAACATTAATTGCAGCTTATAGACCAGTTGCTACAATAAACAGTCGCCGAAACCGAGTGCAGATCTATCCAGAAACATTAAACGTGTATTGTACAGCACCTATCGGTATTACACTATTTCAAACTTCCGATTACACAGGCGGAACGTGGACTAATGCCGGTGCAGGTTCTGTTTTAGAAAGATCAACAGACGGCACGTTTGTATATGCAAGCTCAGAATCATTTACTACTTTCTTTTGTAACACTGGCGTTAACACTTTCGACTTACGAGGATTTTTTGAATTAAACGACGAAGGAATTCAAGTTGCAGCCGATGGCACACCGCAAATTTGGTCATTGCTTGCTTCGCCATTAACCGAAGCATCTGCGGAGGTTAAAGTAAATGTTAGTTATAAGGAACTTTGGTAATACATGAGCGCAATAATGCTTTGGGGAAGTTGGGGTGACCTGTGGGAACAATACCACAAAGTCACGTTTGACGGTGAAACCCGACGCATAATTATAAATCCAGGTGTTACTAGTTTATCTGTTAAGACTGATATTTATTCTGCTTGGAAGGAATGGATTAGTGTGTATGACCATGCAAAATTTGTTCCTGCAATGCGTGTAATTGGCGGTGACCCTGTAGGTGGCGGATTGGCTGCAGGTGACATTTACTTTCTTGTTAACGGTTGGCAGATTGTTGTTACTGGGTTTGTAACAGTGAACGGAGTGTTATATCACGATGATCCAATCTCGCCATATATTATTAATCCGGGCGCAGGTATTATTTCAACTGTAAGTAACTTAGTGCAAACTTCTACACCGATTGTTAACATTGACGGAATAAGTATACCAACTGCAATAGACATTAGACAAGAAATCGATGCCAATTCGACACAGTTAGCTGACATAAAAGCAGCAGTCGAAGCACTACCAAGTGCAGCAATTACAGCAGAAGCAGTGTGGAACTATTCGTTAAAAGAATTAAGCGACCAATTAACACCTGAACAGTTTTGGAATTTTATGTTAACGTCGCCTATGGCGCAAGGCTCAGCTGGCGAGAAACTAAAACAAGTGCTAACAACTGGCAACTTCTTAGCATTAAAATAAAGGAAAGAATATACAATGAAGCTTACAGACATTATTCGCGATTTAATTGACTTAATCGATACTGTTGAAAAAGACCAGTATGCAGACCCGAATAGGTCAAAGCAAACTGCCGACTTAATGGACAAAACTCTTAGCGATACTGATTACGTTAATACTCCAGATGAACAATATGCAGACATTAACGCAGTAACAACAAATGCAGGCGGCGGCATGCATGCTCCGAAAAATCCAGCAGACATCCGCGGTGATCATAATAGCTTGTATCCAGCAGCGCAGTGGAGAGGTGAATAATGGCAGCAAATGGCATAAGTCGATTAGAATTCAAACGCCAACGTCAAAACGCTAAACTAGCACTAGCAGCAGATAAACGAGCAGCAGACGGTCGTCGTGCTACCCTAGACATTACTCAACTTCCTACAGTCTACGCCGAGGATAGCAATAACACTAATGATGTAATAGACAACCCAAACACAGGCGGACTAGTAGAAGGTAGACCGTGGACTAATATACCGCCAGAGCCTGAGCCAGAACCTGAGCCCGAGCCGGCTGTAGTATTATTATTAGATGCTGCTGATTATTCAGGTAGCGGTGATTGGCTAGACACGTCAGGTAATAACAACGATGCAAGCCTACAAGGTACTCCTGAGTATTCAGCTACCGGTCCTACATTCTTTGATCTAGTCCCGACCGAAGGCGACTTCTTTACTGTCAACGACGACGATTCACTAGACACAATGACAGAGATTTCTGTAGAGATGTGGATTAACATAGACGCTATTGGTTCAGCAGGCCCTAATATGTTGTTCAGTAAGAGATCAACTGTTGCCGATGGCTATATAGGATTTTTCACCACAACCAGTTGGACTTTCCGTTTCGGCACAGGAGTAGGCACCGGACTGACCTATGCCGCAGCACCCGCAACTGGTGTGTGGCAACAGATTGTAGCCACAATAGGCACCGGTGGTAGTAAGTTTTACATCAACGGTAATGAAGTGTCTACGTCTGCGTACACCGGCGACAGCAATAATGTTAGCAATGCAGCAGCATTAGATTTATTTGAAGTTAACCCTAGACCGCAAACAGGCCCTGAAAGAATGGATGGTAAAGTTGGTTTAATAAGAATTTACAACGGAGTATTATCAGATACCAATGTTGCTAACAACTTTAACAACAGCAAAGCAAGGTTTGGATTATAATGCCTAATTTAAATCCCAATAGTACCAGTTACGTTCACAGTTATGAACCGAACACAAACGATTTAGTTCATGCTATGGATTATAATTATGCCGGCCAGCCAGTTATAAGAACCTCAATAGTAAACCAAGATTCGGCAAACTTAACTGCATTTGGGAGAACACGAACTGCAAATACTCGATTAATCGGCGAATTTCGAAATATGTACGGAACAACCGGACCTGCAGAAATACTTACACATTTCGAACAAGGCGGAAGTCAAACTGTAAATTTACCGCAAACTCACACTATGATAAATGTTACTACCGAAAGCGGCTCGCGATCTCTTCGGCAATCTCGTAAATATCATCCGTACATTCCGGGTACTACTAATTTATCGTTTATAAGTTTTACATTTGCGCCCGCAGCAGAAAATCTTCAGCAATCAGTCGGACTGTATGACGACAGCAACGGCATTTTTTTAAGGCTAAATGGTAATATCGCCGAAATGGTTATTCGCAAGGGCGGTGTTGACAATGAAGTAATACCGCAGAGCGATTGGAATGTTGATAAATTAGACGGCACAAGCGCAAGTAAAATTAATGTCGATTGGTCAAAAAGTCAAATATTCTTTTGTGATTATCAATGGTTAGGAGTGGGGCGAGTACGAGTAGGAATTAGTATAAATGGTCGGATAGTGATTTGTCATCAGTTTACTCATGCAAACGAACTTACTGAGCCTTATATGTTTCAGCCAAGTTTGCCAGTTCGATGGGAAATTAAAAATGTCGGTCCGACTGCTCAGCCTGCGTCAATGATGACAATATGTTATGCGGTATATTGCGAAGGCAGCGATATTGAATCCGGGTTTGAAAGCTCTATTAGTAGCGGCACTACTAAAATTTCGTTAGCAGCAGCACCTAATGATGTAAAAGGAATTTTAGCAGTTCGATTACGCAATACAGTAAACAATCAACCTGTTAACGCATATGCAAAACTAAAAGACTGGCAAGTTGTTACATCGTTAACTACTAGATATAAAATAATGATACTACAGGATAAGGCTGATATTACATTAGCAAATGGAAGTCCGGTTACTGATAGCAATTGGACACAAGCAACTCCTACCGGGTGGTGTGAGTACTTAACCGACTTTAGATTAGTAAATAACTTAACTCCAGCAAATTCCGTAATTTTGTTTGACGGTTATGCTACCGGAGCATCAAACCGCGGAGCGGCTACTGATGCTAGTATCGATAATCGCAGTGCTACAATACATCAAAATTTTGATTCAACAGACAGCATGATATTTGTATTAGTTGCATACCGAATAGCGAATGACAATGCTGAACTTTTGGCATCATTAAATTGGATTGAGATAAAATGACCTACAGAAAATTAATTAACATAGTCGAAGCAGCAAATAAAGGCTGCCCGATTGCAACTTATGACATAGACGTAAACTTAAAAAATCGTCAAATAGCAATTGACAAATATTACTACGGTCCTGCTAATCCAGAGCATCCAGGTAGCTATTGGAAAGAAGCAGGAAAACGTTGGAGTATTGATGAAAAAACTGCTAAAACAATGCAGTGTGCAAATTGTGCAGCATTTGATGTTAGCGACAAAATGTGGAAGTGCATGGAAGATGGCATTAACGGTGACGAGAAAGCAGCTGACGGAATGGCTACTATACACAAAGCTGATTTAGGTTATTGTAACTTCCTGCATTTTAAATGTGCAGGGAGTAGATCGTGTACGGCATTTGTGACCGGTGGTGCAATTGATAATAAAGATCGTACGAAATAAATCAAAAATGGTAAATATAATACTAATTTAAGAATCACCTGCCTTAGGACCGTTAAATGCGGAAGGTGTAGGTTGCCGCTAACCTTAAAATAATCGGAGTCGTGCCCGAGAGTTTTTAAAAAGCGGCATTTTGCTGATAAATAGAATTATATAAGAGGCTATATGAAATTACGAACTCGTTCAATACTACAAGAGCTAAACGAATTAGCTGACACTAGAAATAAAGACAAGCTCATAGAAAGCCGGGCGATTAACATTATCGAATCAGCAATCAATCTAATAGAATCATTGTCTAAACATTACGACAGTGAAACATCGCAAGACTTAGAGCGTCGACTAATTAATTCTATTAAGGGAAGAGATTCAACAAAGTTTCGCAGAGGAATTAGAAAAGTAATCGAATCTAAGAATCCTAAGAAAGCGTTTGAACAACCAGGAAATACCGATGAAGATTAAAGACATTCTTTCCGAAGCTGATAAGCAACGCCTAGATCCTGCATGTTGGGATGGCTATAAAATCGGAAACCCGAAAACTAAAACTGTTAAGCGCAACGGCAAGACTACTCGAGTTAATAACTGTGTTAAAGAAGAAACGCTAGAAGGCGATGAGTTTTTTGAAACTTACGGATGGGTTGAATATAATCCAGAAACACTGTTAGAAGCCGAATACCAAGGCCGCAAAGTAACACTTAACAAACCTATTCGTAGTAGTAATGGACCAAAGAAGTTTCATGTGTTTGTAAAAGACGGGGACAAAGTTAAAAAAGTAAACTTTGGTGATCCTAATATGAGTATTAAGAAATCGAATCCGGCACGTAGAAAAAGTTTTCGTGCAAGACACAAATGTGATCAAAAGAAAGATAAAACAACTGCTGGATACTGGAGTTGTAGAGCTTGGTAATCGACCGTTAATACCGGTTTTTTTAAATTATTGCTAAATAATATGCCGACCTCGGAGCGAGGTTATTGATTAAGGAGAAAATATCATGGCTGAACAAATTAAAGTAAACCCAATTTACGACAACAAAAATGTACACTTCAACGGTAAGTCAGTTACTTCTGTTGCAATCGACTTAAATGCCGATGTAACTGGTAAATTTGGCCCATTGAGTGCTTTCCAAGCAGTATTACGTACTGTTTCACAATTGGCTACCCCAATTATGATCGGTGAAGTAACACTTGGCGCAGGAACCGGTGTATTCACTGTGTTCTTTGAAGGTGACTTCACTCAAGCCGACGACTTCGGTGCAGCTAAAAACCAATCGTTTGAAGCATTTTTGCAAGCACAAATTCGTGCGTTAGGCACTGTTGACTCTGTTGACTTGTCTGGTGCAGAGGTTGCTGCTCCATCATTGTACACTTTAGTTTCTTAATTTAAGTACTAAAACAAAAAGGTGGGCTATATGCTCACCTTTTTTTATGGCTGCTGTTGCATAGGTTAAATACAAAGTGCAAACTTTTCAAGTTATTACTACTGTTGATATTACTAATCCGTGCGTTACGCGAAGTTGCACAGATCGACTCCTAATGAGTCAACAATCAAATTTTAATACGCTAGTACAAACTATTAATTTACGTTCGAACATAGAATGGCAAAAGAATCCTGTTAAGCACACTGGAGGAATGCCATGGCCCGCACACGGTCGTGCTACACATTGGATTTGGGAGTTTACTACTGAACAAACAGATGTGTTTGCAACTGCCGATTCGCCAGCAGGGCTGTTGTTAGCAGACTTGCACAATGTACCAATTATTTCCGATCTAACAAATTCTGTTTTACTAATCCCTTCAATATTTGACTCAATTTCTGACAATCCTAATATTTGGATTTTAGAAATATTGTAGTTTTAATTTTTTAAGAAATCAAGTAAATAACTGCATGAGTACAAAGATTTCTAAGGATAACATGTTTAAAAAAATTCAGTTCTGGTCAAACATAGCAGGCGGCTTAATTGCCGTCCTAACGACAATTTTAATAGCAATTTTTGTTTTTGGAAGTCCGGAATTCGTCAAGGCAACGATTTTCATATCACTAATGATCTTGCTATCTATTGTTGTTTTTTGGTGGTTATGGTTTTCGTCGCTGCTTTATCGTCTTGCTGCCTCATGGACCAAAGCTAAAGACCACTTAGATGTAGTTATCGAAGAAATAAAAGAGATACGTGCCATTTTAAACAATGAAAAATCATCAACAGATGATAAATAACATGTAACATTTTTTTCTAGGAGAATTCAATGTCGCTACGCCCAACAGATTTAGAAAAAACTAGCTTAGAAGCACACGTAGACCTTTGTGCATTGCGATATTCGCAGCTCGATTCAAGATTAAGTTCGCTAGAAGATAAAGTTGATGCAATGCACAACGAAATTATTCAAGGACAAAAAAGTTTAACTAAAGTAATCATCGGTACTGCAGGTACTGTTATCGCTGGGGTTATTTCAGTAGTAATAACAATTCTAATTCGTATGTAGTCGATTTAAAAAACATTAAATAAAGAACCAACTGGTTCTTTTTTTATGTCAAATTTATCGAAACGATTGCAATCTATTATTACAAAAGAATTAAAAAATAATATTCTTCCGATTAAGACTGAGGCGGGCATACTAGTCGGTAGTGTTTTAATCTCAAGTCGCGATTCTATAAAAGACATATACCAGAACAACGACTTAGTATACCCAGAAGTTCATTTAAATTGCGCCGCTATTGCAATTGCGAATTTATTAGCAAAGAATCAATACGTTGATGCATCGGTTATTTACAGCGCCGACAAAGAATATAGTCGATTGTTTTTTAAAAGCCAGCTATTACGAACTCAATACGAAAAATCGATAAATACTAATGATTACTTTAAAGCTGATTTTCTTTGGGCAAAGTATACAGAACTCAAGCATAAAACTGAAATAGCTAAGAAAAAAGTTGAAGCTTTGACGAAAAATGTATAAATACATTATACCAACAAGGATTTACTATTAGTATGAATACTAGAGATTTATTTAGTCGTAACACTTCACCTCAACGACTTACTGAAAGTTTTAAAAAGATTTTCGGTAAAGACCTTACGCTTAGCGAGTTGTCTTTAATGCAACTCGAAGATGTTAGAAATCAGTTACGCACCGATCTTAGTCAAGTTCGGTCGTCTTCGAGTTTTAACGAGTCTGTCGAGAACGAAGAATATCTACAAACCAAAATGCTGCTTGATGCAGTAAATGCTGAACTAGCTGAACGCTACAACAGTAACCAACACGTAACGGAATCAAAAATTATGAAATCAAAAAGAAATCTCAGAGAAGCTAAATTACAACAAGCCTCAGCTATTGTGACTGCTAAAAGCATGGTCGATCGGATCGACCGTTGGATTGAAGAACTTAGCGGCATGGAAAACGAAACTTTATTGCAACTCGGTGATTCGATCCGCGACGAAATCGGCCAACAAGAAGCTAAGCAATTTATTTCTTCGGCTGCACCGGCGATGGCTGAAACTTTAAGAGAGCTTAAGTCTACTCGAGAAAAACTAGCAGCAAGTGTTAGATCACTTGCCGGTGAAGAAACTTCAGACATGTTAGGAACCGATACTGACGCCGGAGCTGATTTTGGCGCTGACAATGCCGGCGACGACATGGGCAGTGACGTTACCAGCTTTGACGACATCAGCAATAGCGATGATGACTTCGGAGTGTCTGATGCAGCAACAGGCGGCATGGAAACTTCGGGTCGCGCACAGCGTGAAAGCATTGATCGCAGCAATCGGTTATTGCGAGTGCTAGCCGGCTAATGCGGATTTCAGATTTTAGCCAGCAAGACAAAATTATCAACGAAGCAATTCCAGTAGTTCCTACAATTGGAACTACTGGAATACAGCCTACTGCAACAACAGGCATCGCTGCTACTGGACAACCAAATGTTGCTGATGCCCAAGCAAATGCTGCTCGCGCTGCACAAGATCGGCAAAAATCAATTCAGGATTTACAAGCCGAAATACGAAATACAGAGCAACATCTAATTGCACTTAGAAAACAACTTGCTGAGATACGTCGATGAGAATTTTTGAAGTTACCCAAAATGTCAGTACTGACAAATTCCTTGCGTTGTTTAGAATGTTAAACGACCGCACAAGTAATAAGAATAAGCCAACAAAGCTTTCATGGACTGCTGTACAAAAACTCGCAAGTTCGATGGGATTTGAGTTTGGCGGTGACTATGAATCTTTTAAGCAATTTTATGATCAAACGCCTGCCCTTGCTAATTACGTTAGTAATTTTAATGAACGAGGTATAGAAGTCGGATCTAGCACCGACAGTGGCGCACAAGACTTCGAGGACTCGCAAGATAAAATTGACAAAATTGCTTCTTCTGCAGCCCCAAAGCAATTAAAATCCCAAAATAAAACTCCAACTCCTTGACAATTAGCAACTAATAGCGTATAATATACTCATATGATAGCTAATATTTTGCCACCACCATTTATTGAAAAATTCAATTACCGCAGTTGTAAACAGGTCAACGATAGCGTAACACACAAGCGTGTCTATGTAACTCCCGACGGCGAGTCTGTACCGAGCGTAACTACTATTTTGTCTGCTACAAAAGATACAACCCACCTTGATGCATGGCGCACTAGGGTTGGGGTCGAAAAAGCAAAACAAATAACAACCGAAGCTGCCGGAGTCGGTACTGCCATGCATGGCAATATCGAACGATTCTTAGTTGGCATAGAACGAATGCCCGGTAACAATCCGGTGCATGTCAAAGGTAATGCCATGGCTGATTTGATTATATCAAATGGACTGTCGCAAGTGACTGAAATATGGGGGATTGAACAAAGTCTATGGTATCCAGGACTTTACTCAGGAACTACTGACTTAGTCGGCTGCTACCAAGGGCGTCCAGCAATTATGGATTTTAAGCAAACAAATAAACCGAAAAAAATAGAGTGGGTCGAAGACTACTTCTTACAACTATGCTTGTACGGTATGGCTCACAACGTTGTATACGGAACAAACATTTGCGAAGGCCATATTTTTATGTGTAGCAGAGGAACTGACCCAATACTACCTGGAGGTGAAGAATTCCAGCATTTTGAAGTAACACACAATGACTGGGATTTTTGGTGTAATAAAGCTTTAGAAAGAGTTTCACAGTTTTATGGAATTTAATGATGTTAACTAACTTTTTCATATTAAGTGGTATCGAAAAAATTAACGAGTGGAAAAAATTCAGAGAGCAACTTGCAACTCATAACGACCCATTGCAAGCAACTGTAGATCTATGGTGCTCTGCGCCTTTTGTAAATCGGTATCTTGATCAACATCGTCCCGAAACTTGGCCCGATCCATGGAAACTAATACTCGACAACAAGTTTGATGATATAGGCATTGCATTAGGCCAAGCATATACTTTGCAATTGTCAGACAGATTTAGCACGTCGGCTATAGAGATCGTAGCTGTTACGAATCTAGAATGCATTTCGGAAAGATTTATTGTTGTTGTAGATAGTGAATATTTTCTAAATTTCGAATACAAATCTGTTACAAAACAAGAATTTATTAATAAAGACTGTGCTATCAGGTCTATCCTGACATTACCTAAAAAACAATAAATATACTCCAGCACCAAAAAAATAAGAGGATTAAATGACAATCATAACTGTAACCAAACGAGACGGGCGTCGCGAACCGCTCGACTTAGAAAAATTTCACAAAGTAGTAGAATTTGCGTGTGACGGACTTGCAGGTGTTTCGCCTAGTGAAGTAGAAGTTAAAAGCCATATTCAATTTACCGCCGGAATGAAAACATCCGACATTCAAGAGACGTTAATTAAATCTGCTGCTGAATTAATTTCGGAAGATTCACCGAACTATCAATATGTTGCCGGTAGGCTAATTAACTACCACTTGCGCAAGCAAGTATATGGAAAATACGATCCGGATCACTTGTTTGATCACTACAAAAAAGTTCTTAATTTAGGCTACTATGATCGAAACTTGTTAGAAGAATACTCTAAAGACGAGTGGGAAACACTAAACAATTTTATTAAGCACGACCAAGACTTACAACTGGCTTATGTGGCAATGGAACAATTCCGCGGAAAGTATCTTGTGCAAAACCGCGTAACTGGTGAGATTTTCGAAACTCCGCAAATGGCATACATGTTAATTGCAATGTCGTTGTTTATTAACTATCCGCGCGATACACGCATTAAGTACGTTAAAAAATACTACACACACATTTCGCGTCAAGATATTTCGTTACCTACGCCTATTATGGCAGGAGTTCGTACTCCGCAGCGACAGTTTAGTTCGTGTGTATTAATTGAAACTGACGACTCGCTTGATTCGATTAATGCAACAAGCGCAGCTATTGTAAAATATGTAAGTCAAAAAGCCGGTATTGGTATTGGTGGTGGAAAGATTCGTGCTGTAGGCTCGCCCATTCGAAGCGGCGACACATCACATACTGGTATTATTCCGTTCTTTAGGTTGTTCCAAAGTGCTGTAAAAAGTTGCTGTCTTACTCCCGAAACGTATGTAGAAATTCTAGCTAAAGACGCAGTGTCAGGACGAATCCAGATTAAAGACTTGAAACCAGGAATGAAGGTTAAGAGTTATGATGCTGAAACTAAAGAAATAGTATTCCTAACGGTCGAAGACCAGTGGTCTACAGAAGTGCCAGTTGCAAATCAGCGGCATTTAATTTTTAGCAACGGAACTGAATTGCATTGCTCAAAGAATCACCCGATTATGGTACTTAAAGATCAAGGTGTTGAGCAAGTTTATCCTGATGATTTACTCGAAACTGATATGATTATTTCTGATCACGAAGTAGTTCATTTAGTATCACGTTCAGGTGATAACCGTCCAACTAATTATATCGACATTACTGTAGCTAATACTCATGTATTTTTTGCAAGTGACACCGAAGACGGTCCGATGATCTTAACCCATAACTCCCAAGGCGGAGTTCGTGGCGGAGCCGCAACTGTACATTACCCAATTTGGCACTTAGAAGTAGAAGATTTGCTGGTATTAAAAAATAACAAAGGCGTCGATTCAAACCGTTTACGACAAATGGACTACAGCGTTCAATTTAATAAATTGATGTATGAGCGATTAATTGAAGGCGGAAATATTACCTTGTTTAGTCCAAGCGATGTTCCTGGACTATACGAAGCTTTTTTTGCCGATCAAGAACGATTTAAAGAACTGTACGAAAAAGCAGAACGCAATACGCGATTACGTAAAAAATCAATTTCGGCAATTGACTTGTTCGGAGCGTTTATGCAAGAGCGCAAGGACACTGGCCGAATATATTTAATGAACGTTGATCACGCTAACAGTCACGGGACGTACATTCCAGAAGTTGCACCTATTAGACAGTCAAACTTATGTGTTAGCGGAGATACTAAAGTTAACGTAAAAGTAAATGACGAGTTGTACACTGTTTCAATTGACGAACTAGGTGGGTTGATGCTGATGCATGATGATGTTCTAGTTGAGTCATATAACACTGAAACTAGCACTACTGAATACAAAAAAGTAGAAGCATTTGCAAAAACAAATCCTGATGCAGAAGTATTAGAAATTACAGACGTTGACAGCGGATACTCGATTGTATGTACAGCAGATCATAAAATTTTTACAAAAAATCGCGGTTATGTATGTGCAAGTGATTTAACCGAAACAGACGAATTGCTAGTTCGTATTAAACAGGAAGTGTAAAATAAATGTTAAAAATTAAAAAATTAAAAGCCAGACAAGAAGTATACGACATTACCGTTCAGGATAATCACAACTTCTTTGCAAATGATATTCTGGTTCACAACTGTCAAGAGATAAATTTGCCAACCCGCCCACTAACACATGTACACGACGAAAACGGTCGCATTGCACTCTGTACACTCTCAGCCATAAATTGGGGCAACATTAATAGCTTAGAAGATATGGAAACTATTTGTGATTTAGCAGTTCGTGGACTAGACGCACTTATTGACTTCCAAAGTTACCCGCTTGCTGCTGCTGAAATTGGAAATAAAGCTAGTAGACCAATCGGTGTTGGAATTATTAATTTTGCATATTGGCTTGCAAAAAATGACTTAACATATCAGCATATTGATGCTGCAGGATTAGCTAAAGTTCACGAAATGATCGAAGCGCAAACATACTTCTTACACAAAGCTTCAATTAACTTAGCTAAAGAAGTTGGAAAATGCGATTGGTATAATGAAACTAAATATTCACAAGGGTTATTACCAATTGATACATATAAGAGTGATGTTGACGAGTTGTGTGCTCCAGTTTACAAAATGGATTGGGAGTCATTGCGTAAAGACTTAGAATTGCATGGCATTCGAAATAGTTCACTTTCTGCTCTAATGCCGTCGGAAACTTCCGCGCAGGTGGGGAATGCCACTAACGGCATTGAGCCGCCGCGCGCTCTTGTTTCAGTTAAACAGTCTAAAGACGGTGTATTAAAACAAGTTGTTCCGGAAATTCGCAGGCTGAAAAACAAATATGACTTACTTTGGGATCAACGTTCTCCTTTAGGTTATTTAAAAATTTGTGCAGTATTGCAAAAGTTTATCGATCAAGGTATTTCTGTTAATACTAGCTATAACCCGGCATTTTATGAAGATGAGCAGATTCCGCTTAGTGAGTTGCTACAGCACATGCTGTTCTTCTACAAGTACGGTGGAAAACAACTTTATTATTTCAATCTAAACGACGGTGCGGGCGAAATGGACATTAACAAAGCAATGGCCGATCATGCACAAGACACTGCTATGCCAATTGACTACGATGATAACTCGTGTGGTGACGGAGGCTGTGTAATTTAATGCAGCCTCTAACACATTATCATTTTTTAATTGACAATATCGACGCTAACCGCTATTTTGGTGTTGCATCACATAGCAATATCAGTTATAATATTACTAATATAAAAATTACATTCAAGGAGTAACAATGTTTAAATCGTTTGACACTAACAGTCAGCAAGATATTACTAAAAAGAAAATGTTTTTTGATGACCCGGTAGCGGTTGCACGATATGACATTCAATCACATCGAGTTTTTGAAACATTAACCGAAAAGCAGCTCGGCTTTTTTTGGAAGCCTGAAGAAGTAGACGTAAGCCGTGATGTTAAGGATTTTCGTAGCCTTTCTGCGCACGAGCAACATATTTTTACATCAAACTTAAAGCGTCAGATTGTATTAGATTCTGTTCAAGGTCGTAGCCCATTAGTTGCGTTCTTGCCGCTTGTATCAATTCCGGAGTTAGAAAATTGGATTGTTACTTGGGCATTTTCTGAAACTATACACAGTCGTAGTTATACGCATATTATTCGTAACATTTATTCTGATCCGTCGGAAGTGTTCGACGAAATTACAAACATTGCTGAAATTGTTGATTGTGCAAAAGACATCAGTCGGTATTACGACGACTTAATTGATCACAATAATGCAGCTTCTCAAAATCCAGAATTATTTGGAAATTACGATCACAAGCGTAAGTTATGGCTAGCTATTAACTCAGTTAATGCACTTGAAGGGTTACGCTTTTATGTATCATTTGCATGTTCGTGGGCATTTGCGGAAACTCGAAAAGTTATGGAAGGTAATGCTAAGATCATTAAACTAATTTGTCGCGATGAAAACTTACATTTAGGCAGTACCATTTATTTGTTAAAGGCATTAATTAAAGAGGATCCTGAATTTTTAGCTATTGCACAAGAAACCCACGATGAATGCGTAGCACTTTACGAGTCTGTAGCCGAACAAGAAAAAGCATGGGCTAAATATTTGTTCAAAGATGGGTCAATGGTCGGCTTAAACGAAAACATGCTATGTGACTATGTTGAATGGTTAGCAGGAAAGCGTATGCGTGCAATCGGCCTTGAAACTAAATATAGAGGCGGTGCAGATCCATTACCGTGGACACAAAAATGGATTAGTGGTGCCGAAGTACAAGTGGCCCCTCAGCAAACCCAGCTAACATCTTATAGGCTTGGCGGAATTAAGAAAGATGCTGATACAGGATCGTTTAAATCTTTCAAGTTATAGTACTGTGAATTATATACCGGATATAGAAGAATGCTTAGACTTTGCTCGGAAAATCGGCGCTTCGGAGATTCTCGAAGTGCCAATTGTTCCACGTAAAGACTGTTTACCTTTTCGTTGCCATCAGAATTGTGCAGACTCGCCGGTTCGAGGGTTTTATGTAGTAAAAGACGATCACGGATTCTTGCACGCATACTCTCATTCGGTATATCAAGAAGAGGATGGAAGTTTAGTTGATATAACTCCGGTGTTAGACAAAACACAATACAACGTGTTTATGCACGGAGCAGATTTAAGTAAATACAACTGCGAAGTTATAACATATACCGGTGATTCCATTTTTATAAATAAAACAAGCATAGAAGAAACTGACCATATGTATTATGTTTACGGACTAATAGATCCAAGAACTAAAAAACCTTTTTATATTGGAAAGGGAAAGGGTACTCGTTGTTTATATCACTATTCAGAAAAAGGAATTAATGAGGACCACTGCAGAAAAACTGCAAAAATAAAAAAACTACGGTCTTTAGGTTATGAACCTATGGTCGAGTTTTATGCTCAAAACATAGAAGATGAAGATCTAGCTTACGATATAGAAACACAGTTAATACTAAAATATGGTAGGAAAGGCTATGAAGTAAATGGTATTCTTACTAATGTATGTCTAGGCTCGAATCCGCCAAATCATTCTGGAAAAACGTATGAAGATATTCATGGAAAGGAAAGGGCAATAGAGCAACGACGTAAAAGACGCGAGCTCCAACTTAGGGCAGGCGGTTATGGTCCAACACAGCACAGCAGCGAAACTAAAAAGAAAATTAGCGAAGCTTCTACTGGTACAAACAACGGTAACTCTTCTGGCCTAACCGAGGAACAAGTTATCAGAATAGGAATAGAGTTTAGTAGCTTTTTTAACGGCAGAATAGGGAAGAACAAATGGTTATGGTATTGCCGGCAGCACAACATACCGCCGTTTATTAGAAAAAGTTTTAGATTTAAAGGCAGAGATTTGTTTGATATTTTAGTAGAAAATTACGATGCCAACATAGTATATGATAAGCAGCTCTGGATCAAAAACGATATAACCGGCAAAGTAAAACGCTTGTCTGATTGGCAATACGAAATGTTCGGTTTACCTAGCGGATACAAGAAAGGACGAAAATAACTAGAGAATAGTTATTTATAAATTAATTAAAAGGTATATTATGTATAAAGCACAATACAAAAAGAATAATGTTTATGAAACTTGGACAACAATCGGAAGTTACGGTAGTGAGTCTATGGCTATTAATTCTGCCGTGAACAAAAAGAACCAAGGAGTTCTTATGGTACGAGTTGTTGATTCAAAAGGATCTGTTGTATATGTTGGATAAAGGTCAAGCGGTTGTTTGGTCAACTACTACCTGCCCGTACTGCGTTCGCGCGAAACAATTATTAGAACGTAAGGGTATTTCATACGAAGAACGAGTTATCGGTCAAGGATGGACCCGAGATCAATTGCTCGATGCTGTCCCAAATGCTCGTACAGTACCACAAGTTTTTTTAAATGGCCAGCTAATAGGCGGTTACGATCGCTTATCTGAATACTTTTCAAAAGAGGAAAAATAATGTTAATTACTAAAGGTGTTGCAGCTGGTGATATTGCAACTTTAAAATTTATGTCAGGCGAAGAAGTAGTTTCGAAAATCGATGCTATTACTGATACTGAGTACAAACTACAAAACCCAATGGTACTGTCAATGACACAACAAGGTATCGGTATGATTCCGTTTGTAATTACCGCCGAACCAAACGCTATCATTCCGGTTTGTAAAGATCGAGTACTATTAGTAACACATACTCGCAAAGATGCTGCAAGTTCATATTTACAGCAAACTACTGGTATTAGTCTAGGCTAAGCTTTATGGCGCAGATTACTATTGGAATTCCTTGCCCGGACACTTTACAACCGAAGCTATTCGATTTAGCAGCAGCATTTCAGCAAATCGCGAGAATTCCAAATCAGCTTTCAAGCGAAATAGTAAGATTGCGCCGAAGAATTACTGAGATTGAATATAGTGATTTAATTGAAAGTGCTAAAAATGCAGCAATCGACGAAATTAATAAAATTATCGATCCTGTAACAAGTGCAGTCAACGCTGCAATTTCAACCATTGAAAATCTTAAATCGATAATATGCTTAGACGGATCAAACGCAGTATATGAAAATCCAGAATATCAAATAGAGAAGTGTACAGTTGCATTACTTGATAATTTTAGATCATATGTAATTGCTAAAATCATTGAATTAATTAGCTCGTTAGTTCCGCTAACACTGACTATAAGTATTGGCGGAATTAGCATTGACTTAATTCAGTTCGGCACCAATCCTGCGTATCGACAAACTTTAAAATCTCAAGTTGCCGAAAAGTGGGAGGCATTTAAATCAATAATTCCTAATGCTTTTCGCACATTCCAAGAAAAAGTCGGGTTTGATAATATTTCCCAAGCAATCAACGCAGGGTTTGAATGGTTAAAAACTGAAATTTATAAAATAATGACGCAAACTGCTTATGCAGGGTTTGAGTTGTTAATTAAGGCATTCGATGCTATTTGGAAGTCTCTGCTCTGAAATTGCCAGCTATTATTGAACTGTTGTCGTTAGACATTGCTGGAATTATTAACGGTATCATTAGCGATACTACTAAAAGCTTTGAAGAAATTTATCAATCTATTCAAAATATTACAGTATTTGGGTTTTCGTTAATTGAAATAATCGGAGGCGAGCTCGAGACTGCATACGATAACATCGAACATAAAGTGGATAGGTTAATTCAACAAGCTAGAGACTTTGCAGTAAATTGGCCATGGTACTTGCTCGTTGAATGGATTGAAAAAATTGCAAAATTTTTAGAAGCAATCGGGTTAGATAAGATTCTCGAATGGATTCGATTTACGTTTTGCGATTTCTTAAAACTAATCGGCGTGCCGACGTCGATTACTATTAACATACCGGAATTACCAAATGAATCATGATAAACTTGTTGATGACGTCATCGAATTAGCATTTGCAGTCGAGGCCGGTGACCCAATTGATTGGGGTGTATTTAAAAATGGAAAAGATCCGTTGCTAAGGATGCTTGCTGCTAGCTTAGTTGAGCAGTACAATGACGAAAATAACAAATTGATATTTTTAGCAGTTATACTAAAATTAGTAGCCGAAAACACTATTTTAAACACTAAACTGCTTAGCATGGAAAAGAATAATGAAATGTAAACAAGGCGATCAAGCGAAAATTATAATGAGTATACGAGCCGAAAACATCGGCAAAGAAGTGCGTGTATCTGAGTACATTGGAAAGTTCGAAAAGAACGAAAAGTTTCAATTTCGTGGAATACCTTGTGTTGCTGCGGTAAGCGATCATTATTGGTGGGTTTCGGGTAATTTGCAGACGGCGTTTGGTGATACGCCGAAGGCATACATTGCAGACTCGTGGTTAGAGCCGTTGCGTCCGAACAAAAACTCACAAAAAGAAAAAGAAACTATTGACACATCGGCATAACCGAGTGTATATTATAAAGCATAGGAAATTATATGTTTACATTACTTGCAATTTATTTAACAGGTTTAGTAGTATCAGCTGCGCATTTATTATCTTGGGATATTGATACCCAAGAAAATAAGCCAGTGTTAGCAGTTATGATGGCATTTGTTTGGCCGTGGAC